ATTGAAGACACACAAATCTCTAAAGCACTAGGTCCGTATCTCAATAGAGCTATGATGGAATCTGGTATTTATATGAACGTGATGATGTTAAAACCACATCGCCAAGATAAGATTCAACGTGCTAGATCAATCCAAGCTCGCATGAGAGCAGGTATGGTTAAGTTCGATAAGAATGCTGATTGGTGGTTAACGTTCGAAGATGAATGTCTATCTTTCCCACGTGCCAAACACGATGACACTGTTGACGCATTAGCCTATCAGGGTATCTTAATTGATAAGATGACTGAGGGTTTAACAACAGAAGAAATTAAAGACGAAGAATATGAACGAGATTACGAGTCTTCTAATTTAAGTGATCTTGGTAGAAACGAACTAACAGGTTATTAAATATGAAACTACAAAAAATCTTAGAATCGTCTAATCTTGCTGCTGACTTATCTACTGATGATCTTATTGAGATTGGTAATGATGTAGTAGCTGGTTATGAAACAGACCTAGATTCTAGAAAGCCTTGGGAAAAAGACTTAAAGAACTGGACTGAATTAGCTCTACAAGTTGCCTCAGATAAAACCTATCCTTGGCCTAATGCTGCTAACATTAAGTACCCATTACTAGCCACTGCTTCTATGCAGTTTGCAGCTAGAGCTTACCCAACACTCGTACCATCTAATGGTAAGATTGTTAAATGTAAGGTTGTTGGATTTGATCCAACTGGTGAAAAAACTAAACGTGCTTTTAGTGTCTCAACACATATGTCTTACCAGATTATGGAACAGATGGATGGTTGGGAAGAAGATATGGATAAGCTACTAATTGCTTTACCTATCTCTGGCACATGCTTCAAGAAGACTTATTGGGATAGTGCTAAACAGCAGAACTGCTCTAAGCTAATTCTACCAAAGTCCCTTGTTGTTAATTACTGGACACGTTGTCTAGAAGATGCTGAACGAATTACTGAGGTTTTCTATCTATCTAAGCGTAAGATTAAAGAACGTCAGAATCTCGGTATCTTTGTTGAAGCTGATCTAGGTGATCCGCAGACTCCAGCCGATGAAGTAACATCATCTGTTAACAAGAGTTTCCAACTCTCTAGCGACTTTGATGAAACTACTCCATACACGATTCTAGAACAACACACATATCTTGATCTAGATGAAGATGGTTATGCAGAACCATATGTTGTTACTGTTGATCTAGACTCTAAGACTGTTCTTAGAATTGTTCCTAGATTCACAGAAGAGGATGTGCTAGTAGATGAGAAACAAAAAGTTATCTCAATTACTGCTACACAATATTACACAAAGTATGGTTTCATTCCTAACCCTGATGGTGGCTTCTATGATATTGGATTCGGTAGACTTCTTGGACCTCTTAACAACTCTGCTAATACTATTATTAATCAGTTGGTTGATGCTGGTAGCCTCTCTAACCTCCAAGCTGGCTTTATCGGCAAAGGCTTGCGAATCAAGATGGGCGAGTCAAGATTCCAACCCGGTGAATGGAAAGCAGTCAACGCGGTTGGTGATGATCTTAAGAAACAAATTTTCCCCTTACCTGTTCGAGAACCTTCACAAGTCCTTTTCAATCTACTAGACCTTCTATTAAAGTCTGGTAAGGAACTGGCCTCTGTTGCTGAGATTTTCGTAGGTAAGATGCCCGGACAGAATACTCCCGCTACCACTACAATGGCTTCCATTGAACAGGGTATGAAAGTATTCACCGCTGTATATAAACGAGTGTATCGTTCACTCACTTCTGAATTCCGTAAGATTTATAAACTAAATAGACAGTATATGAATCCAGAGGAAATAATTTCTGTTCTAGATGAACCTGTTCCACAAGAATATTACAAAGGCCCGGAAGATGATATTATCCCCGGCGCTGATCCTACTGCTGTTTCTTCACAAGAGAAACAAGCAAAGGTTCAGGCTGTAATGCAGTTGCTAAGTCTTGGTACAATTAATCCAATGGCTGCAACTCTGATGTATCTAGAAGCACATGAAATTCCTGAAGCGGAGATTCAGAAACTAGCTATGCAGCCACAACCAAAGACTGATCCAAAGGTTGAGGCACTACAAGCTAAAGCACAAATTGATCAACAAAAAGCTCAGAACGATATTACGATCTCTCGTGAGAAATTACGTATGGATCAAATGACTAAAGAGCAAGAGATGGCTCATAAAGCCAACCTACAAAGAATGGAACTTGAAGGTAAGCAACGAGAAGCTATCCTTAAAGGACGTTCTGCTATGATGGATATGCAAGTATCTGCTGCACAACAAGGACAACAGATGCAGCATCAAGCACAACAAAATCAGATGAAGCTTGTTACACAACATGCAAGTCATCAGCAACAAATGCAACAACAGAAAGAATCTACTAAACTATCTCTAAAGAAGAGGGCAAAACCAAATGACAGTAATAACCAAAAGTGATTTTGATAACTGGGTATCAGACCCAGTAACAAAAGCATATAAGATTGCACTAGCCGAAGCTATTGGACAGGTTAAGGAAGTACTAGCAAGTTCTGCTGGTCTAGATGCTAATGAGGATAACTTCCGTCGAGGTTATATCACTGGTATCTCTGATGCACTTAACTTCTCAATCTCTGATCTGGTGGAGGAAGAATGATTCGAATTCTCCTTCATCATATCCTTGTTAAACTGGATGATGCCACAGAGGCTGACGAAACCTACCGCAGGGCAAAGGCTCTTGGTATTCACCTAGAACTAGACAAACGTGAGCAACAAGCAGTCGAGTATGGTACTGTTATTAAAGTAGGACCAACAGCATTTAAAGATTTAGGAGGTGATCCTAATCTAGTTAAAGTTGGTGATAGAGTTTCTCTTACCAAATATTCTGGTAAGCGTATTGTAGACTCAGACGGGCAAGAGTATCTACTCTTTAACGACTCTGATATTTTAGCAGTTATTGAATAAGGACATTAGAATGGAACAAGAACTCCAACAAACAACCCAAGAGGTTGAACAAGTTGTAACACAAGACCCAACTCAAATTGAGTCAACCCCACAAGTTTCTGTTGATCCTTACGAGGAACAAGCACGAGAACAGGGTTGGCGACCAAAGGAAGAGTATGAAGGTGATCCTGAGAAGTGGCGTCCAGCAAAGGAATTTGTTGAACGTGGTGAGCTTTTCGGTAAAATTGATCACATGGGTAAAGAGCTAAAGGAAACACGTAAAGCTCTAAAGATGTTACAAGAACATCATTCTAAAGTCAAAGAAACTGAATACAACAACGCTCTACGAGAACTAAAGGCACTACAGAAGAAGCATCTTGAAGAAGGCAATTCTGATGGATACTTAGAAGCAACTGAGCTACTGACTGATCTAAAGGCTGAACAAAAGGCTCGTGAAGTCGTAGGACAGAATCAACCTAACCAACCTGATCCACGTTTTATCACTTGGACTCAAGAAAACAAATGGTATCAAACTAATCAGGAAATGCGCGATTATGCTGATACTGTTGGTATGGGTTATGCTCAACGTAATCCCGGAGTTGATCCTGAACAAGTTCTTCAGTATGTTGCTAAAGAAGTTAAAACTCGATTCAAAGATAGTTTTGTAAATCCAAATCGAACAAAACCTAATAGTGTAGAAGGTGCTAGTGCACCAGCCGCTAACAAGAGTTCTTTTGAACTCACCGACGAAGAACGCAAAGTTATGAATACTTTTATTCGTACTAACGTTATGACAAAAGAAGAATATATTGCAGAAATCAAGAAGATGCGAGGAATTAAATAATGACTAGAGAATCTACTAAGAGTGCACGAGTAGCACGTAAACCACTTAACCAGCGTGGTCCACAAGCGATTGCTGGGGATAAAGACCCTAGTTATGCTTATCGTTTTGTGAATGATACTGGTAGTCGTATCCAAAATTTTAAAGCTGCTGGATATGAATTTGTAACTGGTGACGATTTGATTGTTGGTGATAATCGTGTCTCCGATGCTACTGATCTTGGTTCTGCTAAACGTGTTATTAGTAATGATGGCACTACTTCTTATTTAATGCGAATTAAAAAGGAATGGTTTGAAGAAGATCAGGCTAATAAGGCTGCTGCCCTTAAAGAGCAGGAAGCCGCAATGACTAAAGAAGCCTCTACTGGGATGTATGGTAAACTTAATATCTCATAAAGCTTCTTCATAACCTCTAAGGAAAATGAATGGCTAATATTTCCAAAATCAACGGGTTCCGTCCTGTTAAACATATTACTGGCGCACCGTACTCCGGTCAAGCCAATATCTATGCTGTAAAGTCTGGTGATAAACTAGTACCCGGCGACCTAGTTAAACTATCTGCTGGTGCCTCCCAAGGTGGTGTAGCTGAAGTAACTGTTGCTACTAATGATGCTGCTGTTCTAGGTGCTGTTGTTGGCGTTGTGCCAGCAAAGATGGACCCAGTAACTGGTAAGATGTCTGCTGGTTCTATCTCACTAGATACTCCAGTTTCTGTTACTGGTGGTTCTACTCCAGCTTTTGTACTGGTTGCAGATAGTCCTGATATTGTTTACGAAGTTCAGAAGGCTACCTTCACTGCAACCGATGTTGGTACCTCTGGTGGCTTTGACTTTGCTGGTACTGCTGGTGGTGATGCTACTACTGGTACTTCTGGTTTCTATGTGACTGATACTGCTACTGGCGTTGTTCAAGTCCTAGGTCTAGTTCAGCGTGTTGATAACGAAACTGGTGCTTATGCAAAGGTACTAGCTCGTATTACCAACAACAACTTCGCTCTATAAGAAAGGACTAAATAATGTCTGGTATTATTACTTCTAGCTCATTTGCTAAACTACTCTGGCCCGGCCTAAATTCTATTTATGGTAAGGCATACAACGACTATCCTGTAGAATGGGATAAGCTCTTTGAACATAATAAGTCTGATCGTGCTTACGAAGAAGACCTCGGCCTAAGCTCCTTTGGTCTAGCTTCTGTTAAGAACGAAGGTGCTCCAATCACCTATGATACTGAACGCCAAGGCTTCACCTCTCGCTACAACCATGTAGTGTACGCTCTGGGCTTTATCGTTACTCGTGAAATCTTTGAAGATGATCAGTACGGTAAGGTTGGTGCACAGAAAGCTAAGGCTCTTGCCCGTTCAATGCGTCAGACCAAAGAGATTGTAGGTGCTAACATTTATAATCGTGCCTTTGACAGTGCTTATAAGGGTGGTGATGGTGTTGAACTAATCTCTGCTTCTCATGCTAACGTCGCTGGTGGTACTTTCTCTAACAAGATTACTACTGCTGCTGACCTATCAGAAGCTGCTCTAGAACAAGCTGTTATCGACATTGCTGGTTTCCGTGATGATCGTGGTCTACTAATTGCTGCTCGTCCTGAGAAGCTAGTTATTCCATATCAACAAACCTTTGAAGCCAAGCGTATCCTTGGTGCTGATGGTCGTGTTGGTACCGATCTAAACGATCCAAACGTTCTAAAGGATATGGGTCTATTTAGCAACGTGGTTATCAACCACTATCTAACTGATCCAGATGCTTGGTATATCCTAACTAATGTTAAGGATGGTCTAAAGTATTTTGAACGTCGTGGTGATCAGTTTGAGATGGATAACGATTTCGACACTGAGAATGCTAAGTTCAAAGCAACTGCCCGCTACTCATTCGGCTGGAGCGACCCTCGCGCAATCTACGGTTCCGCTGGCGCCTAAGTAACCTAACAACACCCCACACGCCTCTCAAAGAAGCGCACCAGTGGGGTTACTCTAAGGAGATATTATGGCTTTCTATGGTGGCCCACAAGGTGCAACTACCATCTCTCCAGTAGCACAGGAACTATACACAAAGATTGGCAAATTGGAAGTAGCTGACGGCTCTACTGGTTTTGCTGCGTTTGGTATTCCTAAAGATGCTGTGATTGGTGGTATCTATACCCTCTGCACAGGTGCTAATGCAACACAGACTATCAACGTTGGTTTTACTAATGGTGGTACTGATCTACTAAACGCTTTCGCACCAAACTCCACTGGCTATGCCGCTGGTGGAGCACAAACAGGTACTGCTGTTGGTACTAAGCTTACTGCTGATAAACTAGTTTATCTTAAGGCATCTGCTACACTAACCACTCCAGTAGTCGTTAAAGTTGAATACTACATCCCACAACAGGGTCTGTCGTTTTAACTAACTCAAAGGGAGTAAATTGTTTAACCACAGTTTGCTCCCTTTTCTTTTTAAGGATACAAAATGCGCCCACAGATTTTTAGCATTACAGGTACAGGAACATCGGCGTGGATTCCACTAGACTACAAACAAAACCCATTCAACATTGGTTTTGGTGTTGTTGTTAATGGTACTGTTACTTATGATATCGAACATACTTTTGATGATGTTCTAGACGCTTCAGTTACTCCAACAGCTTTTAAACACTCTGCTTTAACCGCACAGACTGCAAACAAAGATGGTAATTATGCCTTCCCAATTAAGGCTATTCGTATTAACAATACAGCTGGTACTGGTAGCACAACTGTTACACTACTACAAGGACAACGATAATGAACCTACAAGATATTTCTGATTTTATTGATCTTGTCAAAAATACAGCCAAGTACGAGCGTGTACTAAATAACATTAAGGAAGAACAAGATCGCCTTAATGCTGTTATCGCAACTGTTGGTAAAGCTTCCGAACTAGACAAGCTCCGCAAAGAAGTAGAAAAAGAACGTGCTGAGCTACAAGCTAAGTTTGAAAAAGACACAGCAGAGCGTGATCGTTATGTTGAAAGTGAAGTAAACATTATTGCTGAGAAAAAACGTGCGCTTGATGAGGCTCTTAGTAACGTAGCTAAGTCTGCGTCTGAGGCTGCTGAGCGTATGACTGCTGCTCGTGAACTGGCCGCTTCCTTCGATGGTCGCGAGAAAGCTATGCGCCAAGCAGAGGCTGGTATCGCTAAGCGACAAGAGCAGCTAGACGCAATGATTGCTGAATACAACGAAAAGATTACTAAACTACGTTCAGTGATGGGTTAACATGAGTGTCTCTTCTGTTACTGTTGTTAATACCATCTACTCCATTCGTGTTGATGATGCAACCTCAACAGTAACATATATTGGAGAGGCACCACTTAACGCGAGTGAGTCTTCCTCAGTTTGGCGCATTAAACGCTTAGAAACAACTGGTAATGTTTTATCTATTACATATGCTGATGGTAATCAAAACTTTGATAACGTTTGGACTAACAGAGCAGCATTAACGTACACATAAGGAATATATTATATGAGTATGGGTAACAACTCAGAGAATGGTCTATTGAACCTTCTCTTTAAAAATACAGCTTGGGCTGGTATTGGGGATGCTTCCGGCTTACAGCCTTCTGCTGCTGCCGGTTCTTTCTATGCCCGCCTACATACTGCCGATCCCGGTGAAGCTGGTACTGGTAGCACTAGTGAAGTAGCTTATACTGGCTATGCCCCTGTGGCTATCACACGCGGCTCTGGTTTCACAGTTACTGGTAATCAGGTGTCTAATACAGCCACTGTGCAATTTGGTGAATGTACCGCTGGATCTGCTACTGCAACACACTTCTCAATTTGTGTTGGATCTGGTGCAGGTGCTGATATTCTATATAGCGGTTCTCTTGCTGCTACACGTAATATCTCTGCTGGTATCACTCCGCTATTCAATCCGGGTCAGCTTGCTGGTACTGTGGATTAAAGGATAGGTGATATATGATTCAGTATCATTGTGCTCACTGTGGTACTGATTTGGGTAAGCTGGCTGAAGGGGAACCTGAGCCAGTTTGTCCTTATCATCCAGAGGGTGTTGTAACTGCTGAGACTGTGGAGGAAGAAAATGGCAATCCGTAGTCTTAGTGATGTTAATGCTGCTTATGCTGAAGGGCGTTTTCATCAGCAAAGATATTTTAAGAATGCGAGTACAAACTCCGGTAACTGGACAGATCAGAGTTTCTCCTCTGGACAGCCGGGTTATGATGCACGAGTTGGCACTGCTAATACATTCACTCCTGTTATTGCAACTAAGAATGATGCAGTCTGGTTTCCGGATATTCCTGCTGGACAAGAGAGGTATCTTGAACGAGTAGAAATGCGTAATACTCGTGGTGCTACCATGAGTCAGTATGTATTTGACCTGCTTGGTTACTATCCACTGATTGATGGAGACAGCACTGATCTAGTTGAGATGGACAATACAGCTACACTGCCTCGGTATCAGGATGGCACTGGTGTCCTTGCTGTGTTTGTTTCTTATATTGCACCTTCTGTTCAGACAGGCTTGGTTGATTTAGTATATACAGACTCCGCTGATCAGACCAGATCAGTGCGTTTTGATATTCAAAGTCCAACAGCTACAGGTGGTGTTGTTGTAAGTGGGGCTAGGAATACAACTGGTTCTACTGAGTGTGCTATTCATATTCCACTGCCACTTGGTTCTGGGATTAAGAATATTCAGTCATTGCAATATGTAACTCCTCCGGGCGGCTTGCATTGCATATACCTAATTAAGCCTCTGTGTACTCTTGCTAGCAATGATTCGGGTATTGCGGTAGAGAAATCTTTCCTAACACAGAAAGGCTTTGCAATGCCCAGAATCTATGACGGTGCTGCAATCAATATCTTTTCCAGACAAGCTGGTGGTACTTCTGCTGGTGCTTCTATGTTTGGTATGTTTAATTTTATTTGGGGATAATCATGGCGATTCAGTCAATTGATAATTTAATTTCTGCAATCAGTGCGGGTCAAACTACTCGCTATGATTTCAACAAGATTACTGGCGCTTCTGCTTATGCAGCAGGTCGTTGGTATGATATGGGTATGCTCAGTTCTATGCCTGTTGCTAATGCGTGGGCTGGCACTGCACTGAACTGGGTTACTTGTACTGAGACTACAGGTAATGGTACTCAGATTTTTGGTATGCCTCATGGTGGTAATGTGAGTCCTAGTAAGAAGCATCTCTTAAATATGAATGCTTGGGGCACTGCTGCTACCTCTGTGCCGGGTACTCTTATGCTTGTGGATCTGCAAGGATACTATCCGGGCATCTCTAATAATACCACCTCTGCACAGACTTTGGTAGGCACACCAACACTGCGATATACTAATGGTGAAGGCGTGCGTGCATTCATGGTACAGACTGCTGTGGCTGGTGCTACTGCACAGAGTATTGCACTCAGTTATACAGACCAAGCAGGGAATGCCGCTAATGCGCTGCCTGTAACTGTTGCTTGTACTGCCTCTGCTATTGCTGGTCATATTTCACATAGCGGTACTGCTGCAAATAATTATGGCCCATTCCTGCCACTAGCTTCTGGTGACACAGGTATTCGTTCCGTGCAGACTGTGACTATGAGTGCCGCTAATACTGGTACATTCGCTCTGTGTCTTGCTAGACCACTAGCTACTATCACACTCAGTGTTGCTGGTCTTATGACTGAGAAGGATCTGCTAAATCAGATTCCTAGCTTGCCTGAGATTAAGGATGGTGCTTGTTTAGTTTGGCTATACGGAGCAGGTGCTGCTACTGCTGCAAGCACAACATTTGCTGGTGGTATTGAAGTAGTCTGGGGGTAAGTTATTATGGCACTATGGCCCAATGGTCGTCACATGACCAGAAGTACATATAAGGGATTTGGTGTTGCGCCCGGACTTGATGCACGCATCAAGGGTCTTGGCGACAGGATGAATAGATTTATTAATGCTAATCATCTAAAGACAGCCAGCACACCAGATGGTTATGATATTAAGGCTGTGGTGCCACCAATTACTGCTGGCTCTATGGCCTCTGCCTCTGCAAAGATTCTTACTCTTGAGAATCAGAATGCCTATCTGCTATCTGGCGGGCCAATGCAGGGTACAGAGAGCATTACATTTACTGTGCCTGATGCTAGTCTGTCTATGATTGTCAGCATGTCAGCTAATACAGTTATTGTAAGTCTGACTGGTAATGGGAATGATCTGAAACTGACTGTGGGATTGGCTGGTGACTTCTCAATGACAGTTACTGGCACCAACAGTCTCTCCATGATTGTTCCGTTTGAAGGTTCAGGTACTATATCACTTACTGGTACTTCAGATCTAAAAGGACTGCTTAGCCTATCTGGTGAGTTTACACCATTCACTGAATTGAGTCCTGAGAACCTAGCTAGATCTGTGTGGGAAGCACTTGCTGCTGATTACAATGATGCTGGTACTATGGGTAGTAAACTTAATACAGCATCTAGTGGTGGCGTAGATATGAATGCACTGGCTCAGGCTGTGTGGGAATATACAACTCGGACATTAACTTCTGGTGGAGGTAGTGATCCTTGGACTGATCCTAGAGCACTAACAGTTGCGAAATTCTTAGGACTAAAATAATGAAGAACTATTTTGTTTCAGGAGACTGGAATTTAATCTGTGATGTTTGTTCGAAGAAAATAAAAGCGCATGATGCTAAAACTCGTTGGGATGGGTTGGTAGTTTGTCCTGACGACTTCGAGCATAGACATCCACAAGATTATGTTAAAGCTAAACTAGATAAGATAACTGTTCCATTCACAAGACCAAGGCCTCCAGATGTGTTTACCAATGTGGTATATCCACTTTATGTTGACACTGGATATGTACAAGAAAATTATATTTTGGAGACTGTACCTCTATGAGTACAATTACAACAAGAGC